TGGTTGCACATTGTTCTGCAGAAATTTCATCTATTTTGTCGGTAGGAATACCATCAAACAATTGATCAATGATTTTAATCACTAAAGATGTGTAATTGATTTTGATATTCGCGTCTTTTCCTGTTTTTTTAATTCTTTGTAAAATTTTGTCAAACGAAATAATTTCCTTGTTCCCATTTCGCTTGGTCACATACATTTCCGAAGTATTTTCAAAATTGGACATGGGTATATGAACCACAAAGGTATTGTATATTATCTTAAGTAAAAATTTTTATATGGTTTATCATGCACCAGGACTCCTACGTCGTCCTTGCGCATGATTTTATTTCCATATTCTGAAGGACTACGTAGGAGTCCAGAAGAATATGGAAATATAGGAGAAACCTTCCGCTAACACTTCAGGTTTTCCGGCAGTCCAACTCATCTTCATCCACTTTCTCGTATTGTTTTGCATCCATTCCACAAAGATTTTTGTCTTTACGTGCAGCGGAAGCATATTCATTGTTTATTCGTCCTGTAACAATGTTTTTTGTGCCGAACAATTTACAACGTCCATAATTATTATCAGGTAGTTGATCATATGGATAATCGGTTTTATCTTCAATAAAATGTTTACATTCCCTACATGAGCGTAAATCGTTGTTTTTAATGAATATTAAAAATTTAGGAGTATTCAATGCGGTTGCTAAATTGTAAAAAAAAAGTATGTGAAGTACAAATTCATTGTGTATAATAATACTCATATACCTAAAACGAATTAGATAAACGCAAATTTTAATCACCGACTTTATACACCTTCTGTTGGTCAGATAGATGAAAGCCCTCTGACAAAAAATAAAAAAAATCTTATGAGAGCACCGCGCTTCGCGCGGTGTTCTCGTTACTTAGGAGGTTTTATTGGAACCTTGGGTTCCAATATCTAAAAGTGAAACTAACAAAGATTGATTGGGTTTGGAAGAACGTGTTTCACGTTTTTTCGGCATTCTATGTTCATAACCATGTATTCGTTCATATTCTATGGTCTCCCATACTCTCACAAATTGTGGTAATGCGGCTTGAAACCAATCACGATTACGTGGAATGATTACACAAGAAACTTCTTTCAGAACCCAATACAAAGTTTCAAACAACAAGTATTCATCACCATATTTTTCCATTTGAATTTTGATCCAACTTTGTACCAACAAGGGAGTTAGTTCGGGAAAATCCATAAATGGCATATAAATATATTTGTAATTGGCTGCACCTTCCTTGCGTGAAATCAAATACAAAATGATGCCTTTATATTCGGCGACATTGTCTTCATATTCATCTGGACTCCTACATCGTCCTTCTGAATATGCGTGATTATCCTCCGCTCTGCTACGGATACCACATCCATAAAAGGTGTCATATTCTACTTCTTCTATGTGTGTTTGAATATAATCGCAAAAATCCATTCCACAAGTTTCCATTTGTACCTGACATTGTACCCAATGATACAAAATAGGAATATCACTAATTTCTCGTGAAACCGTATTTTTAATTTCCAACATATGACCAATACGTGATCCCGAAACAACAATACCGTCAGGAGATGCACCAATTAAGGGATATTGTGGATGACGTATACAACCAAATTCGGAATCTATCTGATTACCTGGATACATTGCCTCATAAATCATGGAAGTTACCTGTTCATATTTTATACCCCAGTGAGTAGCTGACATGGTATTTGGAACAGAAGTGGTGGTAGTTGAAATGTTCAGTGGTTGACATTTTTCATAAATCAATTGATTTACTTGAGCAGGAGAACCCAATGCTTTGTAAATATTGCTCGCAGTTATACATTCATGACGCATATGATACCATTCTGGTGTACGTTGTGCAGGTTGAAATTGTGCTTTCAATTCTTGTATTTTGTACTGAATTTGTGCATTTGAATATGGATGTATTAGATCCGATATCAATGTATTGGACGGATAAGAACGTACCGGATATATTTGAGCACTATCAAAATAAGTATGAATGATATGTTGTACCATTTCGGTAATTTCGTTACGATTCGCATTTGTGTCTATACATAATTCCGACTGCATGGCCGCCTCTATGATATTGTCGGTAACAATTTCAGACAATTTTTTATGAAACAGTGGCATGGAATAATCCAACAGATTGGATTGAATGTATTCATCTATTTCTGAATAAATTTCAGATTCCAATTCAATCAATACATTGTCATCTATGGTTACTTCTTCGTTCTCTATGGTAGAAACATTAGTTTCACATGTTGTAATACTCAAGATATCGTCCAATGATTCTATTTCTATGTTCATAGATAGGATTGTCATAATAATATATAATATAGGTTCTTTATTATATTATTTGAATTTTTGAATTCAAATAATCAATTTTGTAAAGAGGGCAGTTACGCCTTCTACCGGAAAATGTTGGAATGATCCATGTTTGGCATTGGATAAAATTCCGTTTGGGTGTCGTTCCATCGTTTGGGAATTAAAAGACTACTCAAAGAAACCACTTTATCTCCAGGACCATAGATGGAGTTTATGTTGTATTTTCCTGGATAATCGCGTCCATATGTGGTGATTTCCAGTTGTTCCAATGTTTGAGTTGGTTCCGCCGTAGTGGAGTACATGATGTATGTTTTCACTCCAGTAGGTGTTTTGAATGAATCTATGATATGTTGATTCTCTTGGTACCGTTTGTGTAAATCTTTGATAGAAAAATAATCAAAATAATCGTCCATTTTTTCTCCGTTTACTGTCAGTACACTGTGTTGTAAATATCGGGTATCGGGTAAATTCCATATAGCGGCACCCAAAGATTGAAACACCCCACGACCAAGATAACGGTTCAATATGGTATCATCACGTATGCAATTTTCCAACACCATAACTACTCCACCAAACGGCACATTGACATGAGTTACTGTCTGAATCCATCGGTTTCTCCATGCTTCCGTTTGAGAATGTAAAAACCAGTGAGCAACGAGTCCTCCGCTACTATGACATAGAAGTTCCACCGGGTGACGGAAATCTTCAATATATTTTCTCAAAGTTTCAAAAAAATGTGTCAAATAGGGATGATTGTCCAATTGTCGGAAATCATACGGTATGGTATGTATATGAGAATCGCGTACCAACTGAGTATAATAATTGACATTGTCATGATAAAACGGTATACATAGTTCCAGTGCCCGACTGTCTCCCAGTGGTAATGTATTTAATTTTCGTTCTTGGGTCATCAACGTTTTCCAATTACGATAATGTAAAGTATAATCTTGCAACGTCGGAGGATAAATATCACGTCCATGGTAACGTAAACGTGATGCCCCTAATCCGGGAAACAACAATATTGGATTATTTTGTGGATTTGTTTTTACTAAATTTCTATATTTTGTCATAAATGTTTGCATTTGTTTACTTATAGTTATTGTTATCAATAATATGCCAAAAATATACATACAAAATATATCACTTTCTTTTTATCTTATATAATAGACATAATAATAAAGGAACCTACGACTTTTATTTTGCCATATTCATCTGGACTCCACGCTATTGCGAAGCAGCAGAGTCGTCCTTCTGAATATGCGTGGTTATCCTCAAAAGTCCCCAGCAAGCTTCGCTTGCTTTGGACTTAGTTGTTGATGACCTACGGTCATCTGACCGCTCTGCTACGGATACCACATCCAAAGGGCAAAATAAAATTGATTCAAAATAATTGATTCAAAATCGTGTTATTGTAATTATCCAGTAAATATTAGAAGATGGGAGATAAATTTATTGATTTTGATTCTGAAAACTTAAGGCAAATTAAGATTGATGATAATATTTATGTTAGATTAGAATTATATGGAATTGATATGTCAAAACTGTATTTTGTTGATAATGGTGATAATTGCTTAGATTTACCTACTGGATTTAAATTATATGATTCAACTACCGAATATATAAACTGTATGAGTTATACAGTACCAATATTGGCTAATAAATTTTATATTTTAACACAAAAAAATAGTTATGTATTCGTATATAAGGGTAAAAATTATTCACTAAAAAATAAACGTCAATGGGAATCCAATATAAAATGGGAAAAAATAAATAAATCGGTCAAAGACGTGTAGGTCTCAACCTTGAACAACGAAGCCGTTCTTATTATAAGGGAGGTTTTACACCTTTTCTCATTTATAACGCCGACTTGTCGGCGATAAATGAGTTAAAAGTCGTAGGTTCCTTTACAATAGTTATGTTGGGAGGCAAATCAGATACATTCACTAAGTGTGCTACGTCCTCTGCTAAATACAAAGTAAACGCTTGTTCAAAATTGTTATGAACACACTGTTTTGTCCATTTTTCCAATTGTAAAATTTCATTGAGAGCTACAATACGTCCTTTAACCCCGCAATGTTCACTTGGACGTTTTCCGGGTTTTCCGTTGGTATGTTTGATACGCCATTCACATGACAAAGCATTTTTATGGTCAGGAAATCCGGACAATAAAGCATATATTTCCCATTCTCCCCCCCTTCCGTGGGTATATCTTGCTCCACCACTGATTTCTTCGTTGTGTTGTCGTAGACGACGTACAGGATTGTTCGTGGAACCATTGTAGGTTAAATGTGCGTATCTAGATTGTTTGTTACGCAAAATATAACAATACCAAATATTGGAACCTACTACTTTTTTGTCCTCTGGGCAAAAAACCCCAGTAAAACCTCCTTTTTGTAACGAGGACACCTCACTACTCTTGCTTCGCAAATCCGTGCCCTCATAAGTTTCTTCGTGTGACATTATGTTTCTTGGTATAGTTTGATAATTTATTTTTCTTGGTACTTCGGTCAAAATTCTCCGGTGACAAAGTCACCTTTGAATTTAGTTGTTGAAGGCTATACGGAACGGAAGCCCTCTGACCAAACTTCTCCGGTGACAAAGTCACCTCCGAAGTTAATTGTTGATGAATGATTTTGCAAAAATCGGGACGAAAATATCCAAACATCCGGTAATCGGTCTGAAAAGACCCCCATTTTGTCATACGAATGATATCTTGAAATAATGGCGAATTGATACAAGCGACTAACCGTTCTCCTTCAGTTTTACTACGTATGGGTATTCCAAAAGACAATTGAGACATGCCATATTTTCCTTGCCAATCGTTGACCGGATATTGTTTTTCATTTACATTTAAAATAACTTTAGGTACAAATTGTTTTGAGGGACGAAGTCCTTCAACAGTGTCACGTTCAGATGCATATCTCAATCCTATACCTTGTTGATTCAATGTATGAACTATGGGATATTTAGAAGAGGCGGTTGGTTTCAAAGTTAATTTTCGTGCATCATAACGGGTGGAATCATAGATGACTTGAATTCCTTCTTCTTTGGGTACCAAGATACTTTGTATAATCTTATACAATCCATTGGGCATAAATGGCCATTGTTTCGTCACAATTTCATGAGAATGGGAGATGCCTTGTTCATCTATGACCAGAGGTATTTTCGTCTCCTTTTCATTTGGTTTTTGTTGAAATACATAGATATCAAAACGTGTTTGTACATGAAAATATTCCATTCCAGCGGCTTTACCATAGATATGTAAAAACAAGAGTCTTTCGCGTAAAAGTAACCATAATTCATGGTCAGGACGACGCCAATTGGCGGGTGTTATGAATCCCAGTACACCAGTATTGGGTGTAGCAAGTTCTAAAGCACGTTTTACAAATAGATCCCATAGTGTTCGTTTACCAGACGAACCTTTGTACGCATTGTTTTTAGGAGATTGGTAGGGTGGATTCGCTACGATAACATCGTAGGTGTTATTATGCGTTGTTGATAAAAAATCCGCAGATATGATTTTTGTCTTGGTACCATATTTAGAACGTAATACCCGAACATTGGCCGGATTGAATTCTATTTGTGTTATCATACGTTCTAAAATATGACGACGACGAGTGGTAGAATTCGGAATTTTTGTGGATAATCCATCCATAAGTCTTGGTAAAATTTCGTCCAAGAAATTACCCTGACCAGCACAAGGATCCAACCACTGGGCGTTTGAATCAGTCCAAACATATTTAGGTAAATGATCCAACAATTCCTGAATCAATATTGGTGGAGTGAATACTTCACCATATTTATCTTTTCGGTTAGACATGGTTACTCTATGAGTAGATTTTTTAAAACCTATATAATATATATATATTGTATAATTATGCAAAATCGTCGTAAAACTCAGAATAAACGTGGTGGTAAAGCCAAAAAAATTTATAAAAATAAATCCAGAAGATCCAGAACGAATCGTAAAAGTAATGGTAATAATGCCGATTCTCAAGAATTAAAAAGTGCGATTACTTTACCAAATATGAAAGAATATATGAAAATCTTCAAGGATGAAGATAAAAAATTGCCTTCTATGTTTCGTTTTTAAACATGCATATAATGGATGTGGTATCCGTAGCAGAGCGGTCAGATGACCGTAGGTCATCAACAACTAAGTCCAAAGCAAGCTTCGCTTGCTGAGGACTTTTGAGGATAACCACGCATATTCAGAAGGACGACATAGGAGTCCAGATGAATATGGAACAATCAAAGAAAAATGTAAAAAAATAACAACCTTGATGGTTTCTTGAAATATATATCTACTATAACTCGTATATATATATACAATGTTTGCACATTCTTTTGGTTTTGATGCACAAATGACCAATTCGGCCTATCCTCCCTATATCAAAGAAACATTACCAGCATCCTATTTAGGCTATGGTACCAACAATCGTTATCCGGCATTTCCACCCAAAATGCAAGACGGTCGCTCTGTTATTTCTTCTTGGGTACCTGAATCAGTAATGGACCACGAATATTGGAAAGAACATGATTTCCAACATACTACCCCTCTGAATCCCAATTGGATGTATCGTCGCTATCTACAGAAAAATGCTTACGAAATCATGGCGAAAAATTTTCAAGAAACGGCCAATGATACGGGTGCACAAATTCCTCGTGAAAATCAAATGACACCCGAAATGACCGAACAGACCAAGAAAGAAGCCCATGCGCCTTTTTTGTACGCGGCTTTAAATGACACCCGTACCCCCCAAGGATACGAATCGTCGGATCTTAAATCTTTGTATTTATCTCGTGAACAATTACAATCACGTAAATCTGCACCTACATTTAATGCATAGATATAGATATAGGAACATAAATATTAAACATTATTTATGATAAATAATGTTTCAAAATTATTTTCAGAAACCGATTGATGAAAAAGATGAAAAAGAAAACATGGATGATATAAATTTTAATGAAAAAGATTATATTAAAATTGAAACAGATTTTGGATTTTGGTGTTTATTTTTTTGGTTTAGAAAAAAAGTGACAGCGTTTCGCTCAATTAAAAAAAATGAAATGTTAAATGTTTCGGCATGATACCCATTGGGATACCTTCATCCCCTAATGCTACCGTTCTACGAACGTCCACATTAGGGTCTAATAATATATATATATAATCAACATATATGGAAAATCCTTTATGTAAATACAAAGACTCGCTCGGAAAACCCAATCAAGGTATTCATAGTTATCGTTTCATGGGGGTGGCGATTGTGGACGTTATTTTTACCATTCTTGGTGCATGGACTATATCTTATCTATGGGAATTGAATATTTGGTATTGTTTGTTGGGATTGTTTTTGTTAGGTATTTTTATGCATCGTCTTTTTTGTGTAAAAACCAAAATAGATACATTGCTGTTCCCATAAAGGAACCGTAGGTTCCTTTACACCTTTTTACATTTCAAACGCCTAAGAACTGCAAAGCCGTTCAAGGTTGAGACCCCTACGGGGTCTCTGACCTATTTTCAAGGCAGAAAAAAATGAGAAAAGGTGTAATATTCTTATTCTTACATATATTCGTCCCCCCCCTTACCTACTTAACCTCTATTCTGGGTTGGGATGCTCTGGGGCATCCCAACCCAGAATAGAGGTTAAACACAAACTGTATACTATATTATCTACTACGACTATGACACCATTGAATCCTGCTTCTGTTTATGTTAGAGATAATACCATAC